GGGCAGCTTGCCCGGCCATGACGGTCATCGAGCGGAGGCCGTCTTCCATGGCGCCAAGGGAGCTGTCGTTCTCCCGTGCTACTAGACCGAGGTTGGCAACCGAGCGGGCGGAGATCCCCATCTGCTCGGAAAAATTCTGAATCCCGCCCATCTTCTCGGCGGTCCCTTTGACCAGCTCCTCGATTCCAGCGAAGGCGCCGGCGACGGCCGCGCCCATCCCGAGGGCCATGTGCTTGGCCTTCTCTGCGGATTTGGCAAAGCCCTCCAGCTCCTCGGGATGACTCTCGAAGCCCAAGCGGATCAGGAGCGAATCAATGATCGTCGGCATCGTCTACGGCGCGGGTTTTCGCGCGGCCTCCAGTTCGTCGAGCGCTTCATGCGCATCGAGCAGCCAAGCAAGATCGTAGGTACGAGGCCCTGTCTCGCTCAGCTGCCAGTATTCACAAAGCGGCGGTGTGCTCAAGCAGGGCCTCCAGATGCGCCAGTCGACGTTGCCGACCGGCTTTAAGTTGTCGTGGTCGTCTGTGTCGTCGCTGTCGGGACGCCTGATCCGAGGGGGAGCCCGGCGACTAAAGGGCCGAGGTTCACCTTCAGCGCTTCGAGGAACGCGAGCCAGAGGTCGACCGGGCGATCGACAAAGATCTCGTCGATGCTTGTGATGGTGACGCCGTCGCAGCTCACGTGCTGGAACACCAGTTCCATCAGGCGGACAAGCTCCCTGTGGGTGAGCTTCTGCGCCACGGCGCCGACACGGTCCAGTAGATCTGAAACCAGCCCCTCCGCGCCGGCAGTGCTGCGGCTCTGCTTGACCGCATCGAGGGAGCGCAGGACCGCGCCGAAGTCCAGGGTGGCGAGCTCCTGAGCCCCCACCCGTACCAGGGACAGCTGCAGGTCGAGCTGCTGAGTGGCGCTGGCCCTCCCAAGTGAGTAGGTGCGACCGCCGATGACCTTTTGTGCTACTGCCATCGGTTATCCCCCCCTGAGCGATTCAGCGCGCGCGATTGGGAGGCCCACGAAGGACGGGTTGCCGAGGAGCAAGTCACCGCGCTCGAAGATGAACACGGTCTCGGTCTCGTTGGCGTGGGCACCGCGCTTGATGTCGGAGTGCTTGACCACGTACCCGACCGAGACGTCGGCGCTGTCCTGGCGGTACGAGTCCTGCCAGGCCCCCGTCACAGGGGTAAAGCTGTCGGCCGAGTCCTGAGCGCGCGCGATCTTGGAAAAACGCGCGTTGTCGGGCGAGGTCTGGGCGAGCTTCACCGTGACCTTGATTCGCTTGTCCGCGTTGAGGCTGACGGTCATGTGCCCGTCGGCGCCAACCTCGTCGTCGGCCGAGTTGGACATGCGCTCGATGGAGAGCACGTCGTCTCCCTTCCCGTACCCGCTGACCTCAACCCCGTTGAGGATGAAGTGGTTCTTGCGAAAATCGAAATTCTTCATGGGACTCCCTCGCTATTGTTGGAAGGTCACGCCGATAGAGCAGTTCTGGAGAGCTCCGGAGCCGGCGCAGAGGATGCTGATGGGGGGCGCCTTGCGGGCCTGGCGGTCGGCCGAGCTCTGCAGCTGCACCGGCGATGCGAACGTGTAGTAGCCATTGGGCAGGTAATCGCCGGTCGCGATCTCCCCAGCAGCCTGTCCGTTCCAGTAGCCAGGGGCGATGAGCCCGTTGGTCCTGGCCTGCAAGAGCGTCGGCTTCGCCCCGCCGATGAGCATCTGGGCGCCGCCATCGGTTCCGGGAACCCGCTGGCCAGCCCGGGCCGCGCCCACAAGGACGCTCAGCACTCCGGCCTGGATGTTGGATTGCAGCCAATCGAGCGCGATCCCGGTGTCGATCCAGGAGCCGTCGGCGCTCTGACCGCGTTGGATCTGCGGGGTGACGCCGAAGGTGGCGAACACGTTGCCGTTCCAGCCGGGTGTAACGCCATCGAAGGTTCCGGTGATTGCCTGCAGCTGGGACTGCGTGAGTGGCGCTGGGGTGATCCCGGCGAGTGTCTGGAACGCCGCCGAGCGCATGCTGTTGGGCTGCGCGTAGTCAATGGTCATGAAGATGGCCATCAGGCCCATGTGCGCGTACGCGTTTCCCGCGGCGCTGCTGTCCACGTAGATGCCACCGCTACGGGCGTAGCCGGCCTGCTTGAGCAGGTAGAGCAAGTTCGTGGGGGGCGTGGCCGGCGCGAGCACGTCCGCTTCCTGGGTCGTGTAGAAGAGGCGCGCCTTGTTGGTTTCGCACCACGCTGCCGCGCTCTGGATATCGGCAGAGACAAAGTCCGTGTGAGCGAGCGCCACGCCGTAGAAGGCGGGGTCGAAGTTCATGCAGGCGTCGAGGGCCGCTCCTGCGTTGGCATCTGCGGATCCTCCGGTGAGGAACACGCCGATCTTGAGCGAGGCCGGATTGTACGGTGACGAGAAGTAGGCCGCCGCGCCCTTGTAGGCTTCGGTGCCAGTGCCGCCGAATGCGGTCGCGACGTCGTCCGCGCTGGTGAACGTCTGGACGCGCCCGGCTCCTGGAACCGCGGATTCCTTGACCAACAGCAAGCCGTTGTTGAACCCCTTCGCGGGAACGGCGGTACCCGAGAGCAGGATGTTTACCAGGACCATGTTGTTGTTCGAAAGCGTGCTCATTGGGTCACCTCAATGGTTGATTCGTCGATGTGCCCGCCTTGCTGCTGGACCAAGAGATCGATCTCGGCAGAGGCGAACGAGGACAGCAATACGGACTCGCGGTTGACGACGGTGAAGGTTAGGTCGACGCTGCCCCGATCCTCCCAGACCGCGCCGTCGACCAGCCCGGATAGGTTGCGGGCCGTGGATACGTCCTCGAGGCCGAGTCCCATCGTGTCCATCAGGTCGAGGTTCGGCGTCAGGGCAAGGACCGACTCAAGGCGAGCTGCCTTGTCGAAGGCACCCGTGCCGAATGGAGAGAGCCCAACGTTGTCAGCCGCCGGGGTCGCATGGCGGAAGAACTGCACCGATGCCGTGAATTTGTACGTGCTGTCGACGCTTTCGACCACATTGGTGGAGTTCGCCGTTGTTGCCCAGTGGCCTGCATCGGTGCCCGGCCCAGCGCCGCCCGTGACGGCGGTCGTGCAAATGTACGAAACCGAGGCGCGTGAAGCCGTGGCACCAATCGCGTAGGCGGTGGCGACGTCCCAAGCCGGATAGACTTCATTTGCATAGTTCCGGTAATACTGGAAGTCGATCGCGTCGTTGGTGTTGATGAGCACCGTTGCGAATTCGGTATCAACCGCGCCCGTCGGAGCCGCCTGGTTGGCCGGGCGTACGCTGTTCGCTGGCATACCGTAGGCCTGGCGAATGAGTTTTCGCACCAGGTACCCAAGCGCCTCAGTGAAGTTGATCCCCATCAGGGACCCTCCACTGGAGGTGTGCCCGCGGCGATTCGCTGGGCGAGGGCCTTGACCATGCCGTGCTTGTCGAAGTCCTGCACGTGCATCACGCGGTAGGTAATCCCCTTGTACTGGAGCACGTCTGGCAGAAGATCAGGATCTCCAGCACTGAGGTCACCACTGGTAAAAAATGCCTGCACGTCAGAGAGCCGAACGCCTTCCGGAAGAAATTGCGCGTCGGCCGTGGCCGCAGGTTGGATGATGCCTGTCAAAATCTCCGACCGAAACGCGTCTCCGGCTTCGCCTTCGTTGGCCATGGTCGTAGTGGGCCGCAGGCGCGTGAACGTGTCGGCGCCGAGGTCGGAGTCGGTCAGCAGTTCGGAGACATCGACGAGCATCAGATGATCCTCGCGTTGGCGGACTGCTTGCCCTCGAGCTGATACGTAATGCTCTGCCTCAATTGGCCCGAATCGATAAGCGGCCTTGAGGAGCCCTTGCGCTTGACGGTGGCTGGCTTCAGTGGAGCGAACGTCCCTACCGTGAACTCGCGCTTCACCTCGCCGACCGCGACCACGCCGAGCTTCTCCACCGCCTGGTCGATGGTCATATTGCCGAGAAGTACCTTGCGAAGGCTGTCGATATTGACAGCGTTCAGCTTGGGCGCCGCGCGCCGAATGCCGCCGCGGAGGAACGACCGCTCGGGGATGCCTTGCTCGGGCGCGCCGAACTCGTGAATGGCAGCGATCATGGCGAGAGGGATCGATTCGGTCTTCGCCTCAGCGAAGATAAAAGCAGCGTCTTTGAGCTTCCCGGACTTCCTTGCGCGCTTGATCTTTCTGTTGTGCAGCTTCTTGGCTGCGTCTTCGGTGCGCGCGTGTCCACCATTCTCCATCGCGCCAGCGGGAACCCCGACCAGCACAGAGCGATTGGCGTCCTTCATGCGCGCCATGAGTGCCTTCAGCCCTGGCAGGTCACCGCCGGAAACGTGGGCGTTCATCCCTTGACCCTCACGCGCTTCTTGCCGTTCACGACGGGGATGGCCTGCGTCTGTTCGACCTGGACCCGCTTGCGCTGCTCGGGTCGAGAGACCTGAGCTCCCCCCGGGATTACCTCGTGCACGGACACTCGAGGTTTCACCGGAGGCTGCATGGTGCACCTCCGAGTGTTGCCGCCCCGCCGATCGAGGCCGATGATAGCCGAGCGGAAACATCTTGCGGATCGCGACTTGGGGCAGGCGCCATCGCCTGCACTGGGGCTACCATCGCGCGCGCCACCGTGGCCACCACCTGGGCGGCCTTCTTCTTGCGCGGCTTGCTCACGGTGATCCTCCGGCCGTACCGCCAAGGCCGACCATGTCGCGGAGCTCGCAGTAGCGGCGCCCATAGTCGGTGAGCATGAGGGTGTCATCGGCCTGCTTGTTGAGGAGCTGACTGTCGAAGGTGACACCCACTGGACCAACGTGCTTCTCAGTCACGTTGCCGGTGTTCATCTGGGCAATCCCTCGCGCCGCGCGGGCCTTCCCCACCACGATGCTTGCGGCAACGTAGCAGGAGAGGCCCTCCGAATAGTGACCAGCGGCCTTCCAGCGTTCGACGTTGAACATTGGATCGGCCAGATCCAGCTTCTGCTGGACGTAGTCGTCCGGAAACGAGCTCGTGGAATTGAACTCGCCTTCGGGGAACTGCTGGCGGAACTCGGAGGGCGTCACGTGGTTGTCTCTGATGCGTTGGCTACACGTCAGCCGAGGCGATGCAGTCCTGGTAGATCATCGTCTTTGCCCGCAGCAGCTTGGGCGCCGAATAGCGGTAGCGGCCTGGGATCACCAGATCGGTGTTCCGGGGCTGGGGCGCCAGGAAGTTCAGGCCCAGGGGCAAGTGCATGACCAAGCACTCGTCGTTTTTCGCGTAGTAGACCGCGCGGGCGGTCTTCTTCGGCGTGGTCCCGTCGTGCGCCAGCGTACCGGCGTAGCTCAAAGAGCTGTCGGCCGCGGTGTTGACGGTTCCGTCCGAGTTCAGGTCGTCGGGGATACCGACAAACTCTATGTCGATCTTGCCGACCAACTTCGAGACGTTGTGCTCGCGGATGTACGTGAGCACGTCGGTCGGAGTCGCAACCGTGACTCCGCCCGTGGTCACGGTCAGGATCCGCGTCGACAGGGCGCTGAGGATCTTGAGCGGCATCGCGACGTGGGTCACGAACTCGTTGGTGCCGGTCGCCTCGTAGACGTCCGCGATCGGCTTCGTGATGTCGCGGATGATGCCAAGCACATCCGTGGCCGGGTTGTCCCAGGCGCCAGTGGTGGCCGCGACCGGGGTCACGCCCGCCTGGTTCCACAGGCCCTTCTGGCCGGTGCGCGCGTCACCGCGGAGGGCGACCACGTTCATGTGCCGCTTGTAGGCGGTCATGGCTGCGGCCATCCTCATCTCGGAGAGCGGCTTCTTCAGCTGCGCACTCTCGATGAGCTCTTGCACATCGTAGTGGTAGCCAATCTTGCCGCCCTTCACCTCGATGACGACGCGATCGAAGCGGGCGTCCGCGAACGGCATCTCGGTCGAATCCGAGGCCGCCATCTCCGCCACGCCGATCTCGTCGTACACCTGGATATCGACGCTCGTGGCCCAAGGGGGAGCCTCGAACGAGAGCGGCATGATCTTCTCGTAGATGGTCGGCGCGCGGTGCCGCTTGAGCATCTTGGCCTCATGGTAGGCCAGCTCCGAGATGTTCCACGCCAGGGGGTCGGTCGAGTCGTAGCCGCCCTTGCGCGCGCCCATGAACAGACCGCCCATCGACTTGAGAGCCGCGGAGATCTGGTCATAGCGAGCGGCGGCGTCGCCGGCCAGCGTGACGTTAAGGGGTCGCCCGCTGTCCGAGCAAACCTGGATGACAACGGCGTCCTCAGCCTGCCCGGTGGCCTTGTCGACAATCGTCTTTCGTCTTAGCAACATGATGATTCAGTCCTTTCGTTTTCCTGTCGACACGACTAGGTGGTGAGGGTCGCGAGGGGCTGGAGGCCCGTGACGATGACGACGCCCAGGCGTCCTCGGAGGGTGTCGGCCTTCCACTTGTGGCCATTCATCAACACGCGGGTGGTGCCGTTGGCGATGCCGCCCTTGGTGCCGGCCAGGTTGGTCGTGCCGTGGGCGTGCGCGTAGGGCGTCGCCAGCGCGATGACCGCGTCGTCCTTGCGGACGTCTTCGGCGGCCACGACGTTGACTTCGCCCGACCCGTAGATGCTCAGCTCAGCGCCGGTCGGGTAGCCGACAAGGTTGCCCGGGAGCGTGGCCGACATGTGAGCCAGGCGCGACGTGATGCCGCGAATGGTCTGCGAGCCGTTGGTGGCCGAGAACGGGACGATCCCGATATCACCGGTACCGTCGGCAACAGCGACGCCGAAGTCGACGGTGCCGAGACCATCAATGCCGCCGGCTGCGTTCACGGTTCCGGAAGTGCCCTGGTTGACGAAGGTCGAGAGATTGTGGGGCCCGTCCCCGTGGCGCGTGCCGGGGAGACCTGCGTCGAGTTCGAAGCCGCCAGTGGTGTCCAGTAGACTCATTTTTCATTTCTCCGATTGAGGTTGCCGCGAGTTGGTACTACGCGTCCGCTTCGGCCCGTCCGGCCTTGGCGACGTTGGATTCGTAGTCGGCTTCACCGCGGAACACTTCTCCGTCGCCGACGCTGGTGGTGCTGGTCGCGCCGAGAGCGCGGTTGACGGCCTCGTCCTGGGCCAGGATGGCTGCCTGCTTGGGCAGCGCGATCAGGGCGCCGAATGCCGCCTTGATCTGCGAGTCGGTGGCCTTCTCGATGCCGCCTTCGCCGAACACGGCATCAGCGACGGCCTTGTTGGTTGCGTCCGAGCAGGCGACGCCGATGGCGATCTTGCGGATCTCCATCGCGCTGCCCTTGAAATCGGCATCCGGGGCCAGCACCTTGGCATCGGTGAGCACCTTGGTGCGCTCGATTACGAGGGCGTCGATGTCGATGGCCTTGGCCCTATCGAGCTTCGCCTTGAGCTCGGAGATCTCGGTGTCCTTCGCGGTCACCTTGGTAGTCAGATCCTTGATCTGCGTGTTCTTGGCGTCGAACGCCTTCTTGGACGCGGTTCGGTGGGCGGCGAGGTCAGCGACCACCTGGTCGCGCTCCCCGAACGCCACCTTGAAGCGACTCTCGATGGCGTCCGCCGCAAGCTCGTCGAGCTCGAATCGCGGCAGTCCATCCACTGCGATCTTTCTGTTTCCCATGGTTTTCTCCTGGTGTTTGTCTGAGATGCGGCAGATTGGACCGCCTCTTGGCGAGTCCACGGCCCTGTCAAGGATCGCGAGGTGATCGCCGAGAATTTTTCGCTGGTAGCCGTCGAACGCCTGGCCGTCCGGGGCTGTGCCTGGTGTCATGTCGAGGTCGAAGCTGTAGCCACAGCTCAGGTCCACGTCGCCGCCCACCACGCGCGTGACCTGCTCGGCATCCATGACCCAAAGGGTTCCGCCCATCAGGTCGCCTGGCAGCTTCGCCACGTCCCGAACGTTGCCCTTCGCCAACTCCCGCCAGCTCGCTGAGTCGACGCCTGCCTCGGGGTGACGGTAAGTTAGAGGCTTGTTCTCAAAGCTGGCGAGGGTCTCAGGGCGGAAAACCTCCTCGGGGAGGCGCATCAGCCTGACCGGAGCATTCGGGTCGCCGTCCAGCCCGAGCTCGCCGCGCAAGTATGTCTGTATCCCGCATCGCCCGAGGACGGCCGGCGCGACGAGGTAGTTCTCACGCGTGACCTCGCGCCTTGAGGGAGCGAAGCTGAACAGGTCGTGGGCGCGGCAGCGAGGCACCCGCGCTATCCTCCGGAAGTCCTTTGGGCGTGCCAGGCCTTGATCTGATCTGGCGTGAGTTGGGCGCAGGCAGCGTCGGCGTGCTTCGCGTATGCGTAGGCGGCATCCCGATACGCCTGCATGGCTTCGGCGCTCTGGTCTCGCCAGTAGAACTGATCGGCCCTCTGCATGTGCACGTCGGCCGCCGCTTTGAAGTCTCCTGCGGCCGCGAGAATGTCCCCCTTGGCTTTGAGCGCGCCAACCTTCTCGGCGAATTCGACCAGGTCGTCGGTGTCCGCCTCCCTTGGATCCTTCTCGGCGTCCTCCTCGCCACCCTCGGCCTCGGCACGTGCCTCAGCCTTGGCCACCAGCGATTCGACCTGCGTCTGCAGAGAGGTCAGCTCGGCAAGCTCTTGCGCCTCAGATTCGCCGTCGGGCGCTTCTTCCGCCGGAACGGCGCCAAGGCCCTCCTCGGCGTCGAGGATGGCCTTGGCGTCCTTGTTTCCATCATCCGCTAGCTTGCGGTAGAGTTCTCTGTTTTTCATGCAGCCTCTCTTTCGTCTTCGCCTGGCCCTCCGGCCTCGCCGAGGATGTCCATGTCGACCACGGGGATAGCAACGCACCGGCACTGCACTTGACTCCCTGGGGTGGCAACTTCCCCGTCGACCGTGGGCGGGTCGTCCCAGCTGAATGTCTTGCCATCGAGCTCGGCGTGCGACTCGCGAACTCGCTCATCTTCCGAGGTGGACCACTCGAACTTATCGATCCCGACCTGCTGCTGCCGCTCCTCGTTGAAGGCGGCGTTCATCTTGCTGGTCTGGTCGCGGGCGATCAGCTTCGCTCGGTTCTCGGTGATGTTGCCGTCTTCCTGGATCTGCTCGACGAGCGATTCCCAGCGCATCCCCTGGGTCCACCCGTCGGTCACGGTCTTGTAGATCCGGTCCAGGTACTGCTCTGGGATCGTCTTGATTAGCGCGACGTTGACCTGCGTGGCCTCGCCCATGGATGCCAGCATCGGCCCGTTGGCGCGCAGAATGCTCGACACGTCCACACCGATCGCCTTTTGAATTTCGCGGGACAGCCTGGAGTCGACGCTGTCCTTGTTGGCCTCGGCGGCCAGCCCTGCCATGCGCTTCGCCCAGGCATCCAGGTTGCCAAGCTTGCCCTTGGCCTTGGCGATGAACTGCTTGGCGGCGGTCGGAACGGCGTCGGTCGAGGTCACGCTGTCGCCGGTGTTTGGTCTTGGCCAGTAGGCGCGAAACTCGTCGAAGGCGTCCTCGACGATCTCTCGGCAGCGGTACACCAGCTGCAAGAGCGCGGCCCGGTAGGTCAGCTCCGCGCGGTGGTTGCTACGGATGGCCTGGAGGCGGCGCCGGGGACGCGCGTTACCGTGCCGCTTGCGGTGTCCGCGCGCGGCTGCGGCGAGAATCGCGAGGTGCAGCGCCATCCACTACCCAAGGTTGCATTTCGCCGCATCACTTGGAATGTAGGCTTGACTTTGCCTGCAAAAGAGTTACCACCGAATGACAAATGACGAATCACGATGTGGCATCAAGAAGCACCAGCAATGACCCGTCGATGATACCGATCCCCAAGGATCACCAGGAGCGTATTGCCGCAATGGTGACCAAAATCGGCAGCGTGAGCGGAGCTGCCCGGATGCTCAGGACAAGTGTACTCACCGTGGCTAAGGCAGCTGGAGGGCAGGCCGTGTCGCGGGGCACGCGGGCACTGATAGAGAAGAGAATTAGAGAGCTGGAAGTCGCGGCGAAGGCACCATGAAGACCATCGACGCTTTCGCATTCGAGCGCGGATTCGACGGGTGCGACTTCTCTGCCGCCGATACCGGCACGCGCGGTGCTCGGCTAGCGCCTGGCCGCAGCCGCCAGTTGCTCAGGCGCCACTGCGATCGTCTCACCCTTGGCAACGTCTCTGGCCCAGACCGGGTGGCCATCCACCATGCGGATGGCAGGCGTCACCAGGCGCAACTGGCCGCGTGTGACCCATGCGCAGATGTCGCCCAACCCCATCCCGGGGTGATTGCCGCCGGGAAACGTATCGAAGCGCACGGCCACGGCAATCCCACTGATCTGCTCGACCTTTCCAGAACTGCCCAATGGGATGGCGTAGACCTCGCCGCGGGTGACGATCTCCGTGGTGGAGTGGACGCGGTCGCAGACTTGAATGCGGACCTTGCGGTGTAGGTGGCGCTTCACCGGTACCTCGCCGTATTCATGTGTAGAGCTGAGGCTGGCTCCAGCAAGAGGTCGACCTGAACAAGCCGCCCGTCGAGTGGGCGCCGCAGTGGCTCGCACAGGTCGCTGGGGAGGAACCCGTGCTCGCGCTCGATGTGCGGGATAAGCTCGGCCGCCCGCATGGAATTTCCACCCTGCGACCACGTGTATACCTCGGCCACGATGGCGCCGGTGCTCTTCAGGGTCTCGCCCGCGCATGGCCCTCCAAGATCTGTGGGTAGGGCTTTCCCACGTCCGAGTCTTGTGCCCATGCTTCACGGCCTCACCACAAATGCCCTCCTCGCCCAGTGGGATGGCGTCCCGTCCTTCAAGCTCACGAGAAACGCTGATTCCTTCGCCATGATGTGGAACTGGTTCTCAGTGAGGCCGTTCATCCCGTGCTCATTGCGGATGATTTGGCTCGTGCCAGCCTCTGCCATTAGCACGGTCCCGTGGAAAACGTCCCAAGCAGCCTCGGGAGGGCAGCGGCGAAGGGACGGATGGTCTTCCCAGCAAGAAAGATGGAGCACGAGACTCCCATTCACGTGGCCCGCCGGCTGATGCAAGGAATCTATCCCTCCGAAACGCATCGCCGGACCGGTTACCCGCTTCCCGGCCATCAGTGTTTCAGTGTGCGCGCGCTTGATGTCGTCAATCCAGGTGGAGCGCAGAGGGCAGCCGTCCGCCTCGAAGAAGAAGGCGTTGCTGTAGGGAATGCGCCCGGTGTGGTACCAGTCGCTCAGCTGCTGGCATGCGCTGGCAAACGCATCAAAGCACACGCCTGGGTACTTCTTGTCGGGGTCGATCTTGGTGACCATGTCCATCACCGAGAACTTGCGGCCGACGTACAACTGCGCCGCCTGAATCTCGTCGTCCATCGGGCAGTTGTCCTGGCGAGCGAAGATGAAGACGACGTCTGTGCGCTTCGCAGGTTCCAGGTCGGCAAGCAGGCGGGCCAGCTCGAGCGCGCGGCGCTTGTCCCCCTTCCAGAACTGGAGCACGAGCGCCAGAGGCAACGGGGGGTGGCGCGGGCCGGTCAGCGCGCGGCGCTGGTCTTCGAGCATGCGGTTCACCTCGGAGTAGGGAAGCACGCGCTCTCCGGCGTGGCCTTGCACGGACATCCCAACCGCCCGATCAATGCGGTCCTGGTCAATCGGAAGCCACTCATCCTCGAATGGACGAGTTGGCGTGGTCGCCTCGTGGACCAGGACACGGGGGCGCGCTGGAACCTCGACCTTGAGTAGCGCCGCCGCTATCGGCTCGATGCGCTGACCATTCACATACAGCGCTGGTCCGCGGGGCCGAATTCCCGCGTGGTGGTTGCAGACAGCATCCAGCAGCTTCAGCTTGTTCTTAACGCCCTTGGTCCAGTTCGCGTGGTGCACGCGAAGGTCAGCGGGAGGGTTTGGAGTCTCGCCCTGCCAGTGCTTGCCGGTCTGGCCGATGGTCCAGTAGCGCGGGGGGAGCAGTTGCGGCGTTCGGTTCAGATCACTGATCGCCCCGTTTACTGCCGGCTGATCCAACTCTCCGAAGTCGCGCATCTTGGCCAGCGCCAGCTCGAACACACACCTGGTGAATGCGTTCGGCTGAGCTATGAAAAAACCCGTGCACGCCCCGCCGGGCCCGTCGTCCTGGAACGCGATGTCCGCATCGCCCAGATGCGCCAGCAGGTCATCGACCACAGGCCCATAGAACCGCACGTCCACGTCCGAGAAGATGAATGGCTCGGTCTCCAAGTGCAGCGCCTCGATGATGAACTCGACCTTGAGCACGCACGTCGCTTGGAAACCTGCGGTGTCGAACTCTCCTGTTGTGCAGTCCTGGTTCAGCT